AGAAACTTGTTTTTCCTCAAAGGTAATACCACGAGGAGCAGCATAAGTAGCAACTTTCTTTACGCCAAATACCCTATGGTCTGCATTAGTGAAAGTTAGGGCAGAAACACTGTCCATAACTCCATCCATAAAGGTGGCAGGACGAGTTACATAAATATCAATTCCCATATAGGAAGTGACGAACCCGTTCTTTAGGGCAGCATCGGCAAAAGAAAAGCCGCTGGCTACTTGTTTCTGAATAAGACCAGGTAAATCAGAACTTTCAAGAACCAAGAATAATCCTTTGTAAGCATCAGCATATCCAGCAACTTTGGCAAGTAAATTACCAAAAATTACTGGGATATTGTCTGGGGTATCAAATCCACCTGCTGGGGTAGAATAAGATTCTCCAGCATTATCGAGCAATTCGTTCAAAACGAATTTATCGATTTTTTCCGCTACAGCAAAGGCTTGTTCCTCAGTTCTACTTGCGAATAAGTCAAAGTTAGAGAGCACTGATTCAAAATCATAGAGATGCTCTGCTACAATGACTTCATACTCCACTGTTAGAGTATCCTCATTAGTAGCAAAAGTTCCTACTGAGTAAGTTCCAGCCAAAGGCTGAATAACAGCAGTAGCACCATCACCATAAGGATTTTGAATTGTTTTAGCAGTGTCTCTATCAACTTCGCAAATATCTTCGGCTATTAAGGCTCGGCGAAGAATTTGGTCTAAAGTCGCTTGGCGATATTTATCACGCCAGACTTTTTCCGTAATCGTGTTAGCCATATTTCTAATTTATCCACCGAACCACCGTCGACCTATTTTTTATTTTTTGTTAACCTTGCGGTAATCAACTTCTCAATATCCTCGTCAGATTCAGGAATTTCTCCAGTAGATTGGGCTTTTTGTAAGAGTTCTTCTGTAGAAGGAGCAGAAACGCCTTGAATTTTATTCCCTGTGGCAGTTGCTGTCGCAGTGCGTCTCATTTCCTCTTTCTCTGACAAAATTGCTCTTACAACAGGACTTTTTAATGCTTCGGCTACAGAGATTTTTTTAAGGCGAGCATAATCAAATATGTCATCGTAATCGTCCTCTGAAACATTATTTTTAACCAAAGCGGTTAAATCCTTCACCGATAAATCTTGTGGAGAAATTTCTTTATGAGTTTCTTTAAGAGTGGCTTCGGCTTTTTCAGCACGAATTTTATAATTTTTAGCCAACTCTTGAAGTTTCTCTAACTCCTGTTTATCTGGTTGAGGTTCTTTTGAAGTCTCTTCCGTTTCTTCAGGATTTAAGGGTTCCTGAATACCCTGCTCTTGATTTAAGGCATCAAGATTACCTAATTGTTCTTCCATAGTTTTAGAAGGTTGTTAAGGCGGTTCCTTCTCCGCCAATAAATTATTTTACGCTATCTTTTTTTATTCTTTCTTTTTTCTCTTCTTCTGTTTCCTCTTCTGTTTCTGCTAATTTTTGCAATTGCATCAGTTGCTGTTCAATATGCATAATCAATTGATTTCTTGCTAATAAATTGATTATTGCTTGTTGGTCTGAAGGATACTGATTAACTGGTATTGTCATCCATAAATCAATTATTTGACCCAATGGAGCATCAGGGTCAAGTTCAGGAAGGAAAACTTTTCTTAATAATTTAAGCAAAGTTTCATTTCCCTTAAAAGTTCTCCTAATTAACTCTAATTCACTATCAGTAAAACGCATTTGTTGTCCTTGTTGCATAGTTTTTTATTTCTTATGTTTTTTTTGAGTAGAGGGAACCCAACCCGTTTTCCTTAAAACCCCAAAAATATAGGCATTTTTTCTTTCCTCTGACCAGTTAGGGTGCTTTTTATTCACTTCTTGTTTTAATTTTCTTTCTAATGCTTTAGGCATAAGTTTTTTTATTTAGGCAGAACTTCGACCCCAGGGATTTGCGGAGAAGGCATATTAACCCCCGCTATCCCCTTTAACGCATTAGTTCCACCACCGACATTAGACATTTGAGCAGGTTGAACAGGTTGAATAGGAGTAAATTGTAATGGAGAAATATAACCTGCTTCATCCATAATCCAGTTCAAAAGATTTCTTACATTAGCGTCATTAAGAGCATTAGGATTTTGAATAATAAGTTGTAAGATACCATTAACTATTGAATAGGCTTCGGCTTTATTTCTGTTCTCGCCAGCAATATCAATTTCAATAGCGTCCATATCTAAATCTCCAAAATAATCAGCCCAAGTTTGACCTTCGCCAAGAACCAAAGCCCTATCCTCTCGCATTAAACTATTTTTTTCCTGTATAGAAGCCATTAACTCGTCTATGGTAGGCATTTCTTTAGCCATTAAAGCAACTTTTAATTCCTGAGCCAATTGAGCAGGTAAAGCCATTTTATCAAAATCCTGTAATTCATTTCCTTCCAAAGCAACAACTATTTCATCAGTAGTCCTTAATAATTTTTTGAAGTAAGGAAGGACATAAGAGCGCAACATCCTTTCCAGATAAAGAGATTTGCTCTTTTTCATTACTTCAAATAAGTTATGGGCTTCTATGTTTTGAATAGCCCCTAAACGATAAGGAGTTCCAGAGGGTAAATTAGCACCAGTAATGGCTTCATAAGCCCCTGTAATATCTTTGCCGTTATTTATCCACTCTTGAGCAAAGTTCAATAAGTAAGGAACTGCTGCTGCCTGATTATTTACTGGAATTAAGGGGCGGTTGTCATCAGTAATCAAAATGTCGCCTGTGTCTATATCTGAAATAACATTTCTGCCGACAAAATTAGCATCAGAGGTTTGATTTAAAGTTTTAGAAGCCAAATCTAACTGGTCTTTGGCGTTTTTAATAGAATTATTTACCATCCATTGAGTATCTAAAAGATATTCTACTGCTCCAATACCCATTACTCTGCCTTCCTGCTTGATTAAATGAGAAATCATATAAGGGTCTTTTTCCTCTCTACCTCTGTATAAAGTGATTTCCACATTATCTTTGTTCCGATAACCCTTTTTAATAAAGACAACGTGCATCTGCTGTTGATAAATATCGCTATCGCTTTCTCTATCGGTTAAATAAGACAGAGGAAGCGTCCCGTGTAATTCATAAACACCAATATATTCGTCGCTTAAATCTACTGGCTGATTATTCAAAGTTGTTCTAATATCTTTTTTATGGTGTAATTGTAAAACCCTTTGAACTGCTTCTGGGTCATAATTGGAATTAAGCAATTCATCAGGAGTATAATAAATTTTTTCTATTTTAGGAGCAGCGTCAAAATCTACTGGGTCGCAGATTATTCTGTCCCAAGAAATAATAGAGGGAATAAGTTTTTTGTCTTTTTCTATAAACTTGGCTACTGATGAACCATAAACAGATAAAGTATATCCCCACTGGTCTAAAAATAAGCCAAAGTTTTCTGAAACCCTGCCTTGCTTTGTTCTGCCCCTCATCCAGTTGCGAAGCAGAATAGTAGCGATAAACGCCTTAATCCTCTGGGACGCCTTTGAAGGTCTGAACTTAATATCTTTTTCATCAATATCAGTTGCCTTATACCAGACATTGATAGCAGGAACAACAATGTTCATAAATGGCTTTTCCCTGCCTTTGCTGTCAAACTTTCCAGTAGTATATTGGGAATTAACATAGGACTGGATAGTAGAAATAGTTTCTAAATGGTTGTAAGTGGCGTATTTGCCCAATTTAATAGGACTGCCAGAAAGAAACTTGCTCTCCTGTTTTTTAATAATTTGATAAATTGTGTCCATTAACGTGTTGAATTAAGATTATAACGATTTCGTTCCCAAAGTTCGTGCTGTCTTCTGTTGATAGCATCTAAGGGTTTGAAAGTTAAAATGATATACCTAAAAGCATCAAGCCCGTGATCATAGGCTTTTAATGGAATTTCTTTTAGGCTCTGACCACTATTTTTATTTGTTTCATCTTCGTAAGAATACATTTCTAATTCCGAGATGAGATTAACACATCTGCGGTTTATTTTTAATTTTTGATTTAATAAAAGTTCTCTTATTTTTTGAATACCCTCAATAATAGTATCTTTGCCTTTTTTTACTTCTCTGACATTAACCCTTCTCCTTCTTAATTCTTCAATTCCTCCCGCACTTTCTGGGTCAGGATAAACTGCCTTAAAGTTATAACTGGCTACATATTCGGCTATTTGAGCATCAGTTCGCTCTTTCTTATACCACTCATCATCTACATAGAACATTTCCCCATTAGTATAAACGTGAAGCACAGCAGCAGGATTTTGATAACCGAAATCCACACCAGCAAGATAAGTCCAAGATTTAACTTCTGGCGGTAATTCGTCGTAAAGGTGGATTTTCCTATCAAACTCCTTATAAACCAAGCCTGTTTTCTTTCTAAACTCTGCTTCATACTGCTGAACAAATACTTCCTCTGGCAGGGTTTGTCTGGCTCTTTCTATCTCCTCTTTGCTGATATAAGGGTTATCTGAGGTCTTAAAGTGAAAGGTCTTGTAATCTATATCAGTCAGTTCTTTATTGCATAAATCGTAGAAATGATTAAAGCCGTTAGGTGTAGAAGCAAAAATCGCTATTCCCTTTCTATCAGTCAAAGTAGGTCTTAGAACATTTTCCCAGTTCACCCAGAAGTTATCCATAAAGGCAACTTCATCTAAACAAAGCAAGTCAAACGCCTGTCCTAATAAGTTTTCAATGCTCTCCCAGCCCCTTAAAAAAATAATGCTTTCATTACCATCCACAGTAGAAACTCTCATTTCCAGTCGGCTTTCATTGGTAGAGATAATCGCTCCCTCCATTTCCTTACACAACAAATCCCAAGCAATGTCCCTTGCCTGCGGATAATTCTTAGCGATATAGGCGATACGGGAAGGTTTAGAAACAGCCATTGCTTTTATCTCCTCAACGAGTCCAGTGGTTTTTCCAAATCTCCTCCCACATCTTAAAACTCTGAACCTATGAGTATCAGTCGCTACTTTCTTCTGTGCTGGGTGAAGGTGCATCGCTTATAATGTTATATTTTTTGGCTACATCCTCATCAATATTAACAATAGTAGACCTGAAATTAGCCTCTACTTGCTGTCTGGGTGAGCCATCTATCATTTTTATCAATAAATCTCTCAATTTTTTATTATTCAAATAATACTGAACCAGTTCATCTATCTTTTCTGGGTGTTCAGCCAAATACGCTTTGATATGA